CAGGACAGAGTAATTTTGATTTTGAGTTTAATGGATTTACAGTTGAGTTCTTTCACGACCAGGAAAAACTTATGGATGATATATCCTATAAGTGCTTGTATAAGAACCAACCTATTGAGCGTGAAGGCTTACTGTACCATGAGGAAGAATTAAGAAGATACCTAGAAATGCCACAAAATGAGCCAGATGCAATAATTGGTGTGTGCGATACCAAGAATAAAGGTACTGACTTCCTTGTATTACCTTGTTTTTATCAATATGGTGGGGATTTCTATATGATAGATACCATTTGTACCGACAGTTCTGATTATGGTGTGCAATATGGCAGAATGGCTAACCTTATTGTTGATAACAATATGCAACAGGTTGAATTTGAGTCAAATAGTGGCGGTGATAGAGTTGCATTTGAGGTTGAAAAGTTGGTTAAGGAAAAAGGCGGCAGATGTAACATAACCACAAAGCCGACAGAAACCAACAAGGAAACAAGAATTATTGTTAATGCTGATTGGGTTAAGAAACATTGTTTGTTTAAGGACAAGTCAATGTATGGTTCAAAAACGGACTATGGCAGATTTATGGATTGGCTACTTTGCTATTCATTAACAGGCAAAAATGCCCATGATGATGTTCCAGATACATTAGCCAACTTTGCATTGTTTGTAACAAAACTAAACAGAAAGCCACACCCAACAGCTATTATCAGAGGAGGATTGCTTTAATGACAGCAGATGAATATTTAAGCCAAGTAGGAATGATTGATTGTAAAATCAAACTATTTCAAAATCAGATAGAGAATTTAAGACTAATGGCAATAGGAACTACTTGCCCTAGTGATGGTGATAGGGTTAAGTCGAGTGGTTCACAAGACCCAATGGGAAATTTGGTTGCTAAAATTGCTGATTTGTCCGCTGAAATTATCAGTTTGCAGAATAAGCAGGTTGAAATATTGGAAACAATAGAGTGTTTGCCATTTGAGCAGTACGAAGTGTTATTCCAAAGATATTTCCAACACAGAACTATTCAGCAGATAGCAGAAGATAGGAATTGCACAACAAGCAACATCCAAAAAACCAAGAAAAAAGCGTTTGATAACCTAAAGAATATGAAAAGATTTTAGAATATTCCACAAAATTCCATAAAATTCCACTTGATTTACATAATTAAATATGATTATGTAAAAGTGGATATAGTTGAAAAGGACATTTAGGTGTCCTTTTTTATTTAGGAGTGCAAAATGTTACAGTTTGGAAGAAAAGTTATTACAACAGATGCGACAAGCATTGATTATAACAATATCATAGATGTATTAAGAAAAGCTGTATCAGAACACGAAAATAACGCTAGTGATTGCAAGTTTCTTTTGAACTATGAAAAAGGCAAACAGCCTTTGCAAAGAGAAAAGACAATCCGTAGCGACATTGACATTGAAGATATAGATAATGTTGCCAATGAGATAACAGTATTTAAGACAGGTTATCATTGGGGAAATCCTATAACCCTAGTTCAGAGAGGTAGCAAAGACAGCGGTGGAGAAAAAGAAACCGAAGCTATAACATTGTTGAATGAGTGCTATTCTGACTTGGGTATAAAGAATAAAACAACAGAACTAGCAAGATTTGTTGAGATATGCGGTGTAGGATATACCTATATTGATACAAATACAGATGATAGCGAAACAGATGTGCCATTTACTGTTGATGTACTTGACCCACAGAACACATTTGTAGTTCGTAGCCAGATATATCCAGATAAAAGAGTGATGCTTGGTGTTTCATTTAGCGAAGATGAAAACCATAACAAGCATTATACTTGTTTTACAAAAGATGCTCGATTTGAGATTGAACATTGGGTAGTTATCAATGGTGAACCTGTTGACCCAGAAGATGAAAAAACATGGTTTCATGCTGAACATAGTGGAGAAAAGAACCCACTTGAAATGATACCTATTGTAGAATGGATAAGAAACCATGACAGAATGGGTTGTTTTGAAAGACAAATTGCTGATATGGATGCACTAAACATCATGGAGTCAGATGTATGTAATGCAACAGACGAAGCAGTACAGGCAATATGGCACACTAATGATGTTGATTTTCCAATGGACGAAGAAGGCAACGAAATCAAGCCTAAAAATGGTGATTGGATAAAGACATATACAAGCGAAAATGGTAAGACACCATTTATAACACCATTAAAGTCAGTATTTGATTATAATGGTACGATAGGTGCTATCACAAACAAGCGTATGCTCATATTACAGAAATGTAATGTGCCAATGAGAAACAATACAAGCGGTGGTTCAACAGGTATCGCTATGAGTGATGCAAGTGGTTGGTCTAATGCCGAAGTTGAAGCAAGTTTTTTGCAGGGCATACAGGAAGATGCTAAAATGCGTGAAGTACGCATTGTATTAAAGGCAATTAACAAAAGTCCATTAGTGGATGCTAATAGTCCTTTACTTACACTTAAATCAAAAGACTTATCACCTAACATTAAGCGACAGAAAACATACGAACTTGCTACAAAATCTAACTTTATTGCGACATTACTGTCACATGGATTTGATGGTGAGTCAGTTATCAAGACAGCTAATGTATTTGACGACCCAATGCAGGTATGGCAGGATAGCAAAGAGGGCATACTTAAATATCAAGAAACCCTCTATGCTAAAGCTGATAGTGGCGAGGGTGGCGAAGGTGAGAAAGCACCAGATGCAGGTAAGAAATTACAGGATACGTCAGACCAAGCAGGTAATAGTCCAAACATAGATAAGAATAGAGCATAGGTATGGATGAACTTAACGAGTTAGGAAATAGCATAGAAGTTGAGGACATAGTTGAGTATTTCTCAAAGATGGACTTAACCGAAGAACAGAGAAAAGACAGGGAAGATATGGCAGAAAAGTTCAATGATTTCCTGTTAATCTTTCTTAACCTTATTGCTATTGAGATTGAAGCCAATACATTTAATCGTGAATATCTTGCTAATATGCTCAATGATAGATTTATTGAAATAATATCTGAAACAGTTGTTGTTGATGATTATATCAATAGATATGTTAATCAATTTGCCAATGATTATGTTGATACAACATATCTTCACATGATGAAAGACGAAAATAAAGAATGGTGGACGAGTTCAGATAGGGCAATGCTTACTTCTGAAAACGAAAGTAACAGCGTATGCAATTACAAAGACTTTGCTAAAGCTGTTGAGAATGGCTACACAAAGAAAAAGTGGAGAACTGAAAAGGATAACAGGGTTAGAAAGACCCATAGACCGCTTGATGATAAAATCATTGATATTAAAAAGCCATTCCAAGTAGGAAATAGCCTTATGTTATATCCAAAAGATAAAACATACTTTGCGAGTGACCGAGAGATATTTAACTGTCGTTGCTCAATAAAGTACATTAAGTAATAAAGCCAATAGGCTTTTTTATATATCGCAGAGAAGCGTATACCACAAATAGACAGAGAAGTCATATAAAAACACAGGGAGGAAAACAGAATATGGCAGAAGAATTAAACCCAACAAATGCAGGTGGAGAAGGCGGACAGGGTACAAACCCAACACCTAACCCAACACCAGACCCAAAGACACCAACTATCGAGGACTTACAGTTACAGTTAGCCGAGGAAAGAGCCAAGGCACAGAAGTTTAAGTCAAGTTTTGATAAGGTGGCATCAGAGGTAGCAGAGTACAAGAAACAGCTTAAAGCTAAACTTACAGAGGACGAGCAGAAACAGCTTGAAATCGAGGAAGAAAGAGCTAAACAGGCTGAATACATCAAAGAACTTGAAGATTTCAAGAAAATGTCAGATGCTACAAACAGATATTTAACAGTTGCAGGTATGAGTGCTGAACTTGCTAAAGAAGCGGCAGAAGCCGAACTTAATGGCGATATGGATGCACTTACACAGGTTTACAACAAGCACAATGAAATGGTTAAAAAGAACCTTGAAACAGAGTTCTTAAAGGGTAGACCACCACTTTCAAGCGGTTCTAATGGTTCTGTCAAAACCAGAGAAGATATTTTAGCAATTAAAGACCCTGTTGAAAGACAAAGATTGATTGCTGAAAATATAGAACTATTTGAATAACATATTAGGAGGAAAAGAATATGGCAGTACCTAGCAATTTAACAAAGTCAGCCAACATCGCTACTAGAGCGAGAGAAATCGACTTTGTAACATCATTCCAGGATAATTGGAAAGCATTACAGACAATTCTTGGTATTTCTAGACCAATCAAGAAAGCACCAGGAACAGTTCTTAAAACAAAAACAGCAAGTATTACACTTAATACTTCATCAGTTGCAGAGGGTGACGAAATTCCACTTTCACTTGCACAGGTTGTAGAGTCAACATTTGGTTCTATTACAATCGAAAAGTATGCAAAGGCAGTATCAATCGAAGCTGTAAACGAGCATGGTGCAGAGGATGCAATCGTTAAGACAGACGAAGCATTAAAGAAGCAGTTACAGAACAAGGTAATGAACGCATTTTACACATTCCTTGCAACAGGTACACTTACAGCAACAGCATCTACATTCCAGATGGCTATTGCAAACGCACTCGGACTTGTTAAGGATAAGTTTGAGAAGATGGATAAAGACTCAACATCAGTTGTATGTTTCGTAAACACACTCGATGCTTATGATTATCTTGGTGCATCATCAATCTCTATTCAGACAGAGTTTGGTGTAAACTACATCAAGAACTTCATGGGAGCAGATGTTGTAATTCTTTCATCAAAGATTGCAAGAAATAAGGTTATTGCTACACCTGTTGATAACATTATGCTTTACTACATTGACCCAAGCGACAGCGACTTTGCTAAACTTGGTCTTGAGTACACAGTAGTTGGTGACACAAACCTTATCGGTTTCCATGCAGAGGGTAACTATGGTAGAGCAATCGGTACAACATACGCTATCATGGGTATGCAGTTACTTGCTGAATATCTTGATGGTATTGCAGTTGTAACAGTTGGTGCATCAACAAAGTCTATCACACTTGATAAGGCAGTTGATACAGTTGCAGTAGAAGGCACAACAACACTTACAGCAACAACAGTTCCAGCAAGTGAAACAGTAACATGGGCATCTTCTGATACAACAGTTGCAACAGTTGCCGCAGGTGTAGTAACAGGTGTAGCAACAGGTACAGTTCTTATCACAGCAACACTTGCAGGTGGTGAACAGGCAGCTTGTGCTATCACAGTAACACCAAAGAACGCTTAATAAACCAATGGGAGGGTAAAAGTAATGAAAGAATACAAAGTTCTTATCGCTTTTACTGACTCAAAGGATAATAGGTATGTATACCAGGCGGGGGATAAGTACCCTCGCCTTGGTTATATGCCATCAAAAGAAAGAGTCACAGAATTGAGTGGCAAAAATAACACTTTTGGTAAGCCTTTAATTGAGTTAGTGAAGAATGATAACGAAGATGAAGAAAAGTCCGTAGATGAGCCTAAAAACGAGGTAAAAAGATACACTAGACGTACAGTTGCATCTAGGACAGTAAGAGATTGACATTAAGGAGTGAGAAAATGGCACTTGCAGATGAAATATTGGCTGATTTAGGTTCTGAACTTGAAGCGACAGACCCAGATTATAATAGTGCTATTTTAAGCACTAAAATCAATATAGCTATTAAGAAAGTTACCAACGCTAGAAATTATCCAGAGTATTATACACAGGAACGTATCAATGCTGATTTGGAAAAGTATTATACACAGATAAGGGATATAGCCTTGTATATGTATAACAATGTTGGTGTTGATTTTGACGAAAGTTACACAAGTAACAAGATGTCAAGAACAGTTATAAGTGAGAGTGAGTTGTATCGAGGTATTCCAAAGATAGCGAGAGTATAACAGACGCAGGGAGAACGTATGGTAAGTTTAGTTTCAGCATTTATAGTAGGTGTATTAGCCTTCCTAGGAACAGTAATAACAGCTAGAGCAAATTTCAACAAGACAAACGCTGAAATGGATAAACACATGGCTGTTCAGAATGAAAAATTAAGTGAACTTACGAGAGAGATTAGAAGTTATGAAACTATCGTAAACGAAGTTCCTGTTCTAAAACAGCGTATAGTTGCACTTGAAAAGACCACATTCGGTTAAGGGGTGATATTATGAGCAACAAAGTATATGATATTCTTAAACAGATAGCAATGGTATGGTTACCTGCACTTGGAACACTATATTTTGCACTTGCAGGAATATGGGGTTTACCTTATGCAGAACAGATAGTTGGAACAATCACAGCTATTGATACATTCCTTGGTGCTATTCTTGGCATAACAACAGTACAGTATAAGAAGAACAAGGGTAAGAAATAATGCGACAGCCTAGACGTGATAAAGTTAAGATGAAATATTCATTGTTCAATTCTAGTACACCAGAATATGAACGTGACGAACAGGGTAACATAGTTTACACAGAGGTAGACGGACAGCAAGTACCTGTTTTGGTTGGTAATGAAACACCTACCTATGCAACACCTGTTGATTTTAAGGCTAGTATATCTAGTGAACTTAACGAAATGCACGTTAAATCTTATGGTGTAGACCAATCGAGCATTTATTCTGAACTTGTTACAGAAAAGAACCTAGTGCCTATTACAGTAGGTACATTGATATGGGTTAAAAGTCCTGTTGAATGGGAAGATGTAGGGCAGACAATTCCTAAAGCTGAAAGTGCTGATTACACAGTTGTAGGCTTGATGGATGAAAATATGTACTGCGATATGTACTTGTTACAGAGAAAGAGCAACGAGAAATGATGCTGAATTTTGAAGTCAAGGGATGGAAAGAAACAAAAGAAAAGTTACAAAAGTATCAGAAATCCGTTGATGATAGATTAGAGGTTTTTATTAGCAAGTTGCTGGATGTAGGTATTCAAACAGCTAACCTATATAAAGACAGTAGCGTATTAGCTGAAAACAATACACAAAATTTAGGGCAGTATGTAACCTTTACTAAAGAGGTAGAGGGCAATACAGGTAAGTTAATAGGTGTTGATATTCCAATACAAACAGCTTGGAAAAATAGTTCTGGTATACACACCGCCACAGTATATCCATTGTTAATGCTTGAATTTGGTTCAGCATTTTTTGGTGTAGAGCCACACGAAGAATATGGTGGTTTTGGTGGTAAAGGCACTATGGCAACAGCAGGTCACGAAAATGATTTGGAATGGTGGTGGATAGACCTTGAAGGCAAACGTCACAAGAACTATGCTATTAGACCTACAATGCCAATGTATGAAGCATATAAAGAAATGATTATGCAGGTGAATAACGTAGCAAAGGAAGTTTACGGAAATGGCAAATAATTGGATTTATTCAACAGAAAATTCAATATTTACAATCTTATCAACAAAGATAAAAAAGAAATATTCTGATATTAGTTGCACCAGAGATGGAAGTCCAAGCGACACAACTAATAAATTTCCTTGTATGTATGCTATGTTTCTTTCAATAGAGCAAGGGGAAACCCTTAATGATGATGAAGTTAATGCGATAATGTCAACTATAAAGTTGTCAGTTATCGGTAACAAAACAGTTACAATGAATAAGACAAGGCAGATAGCCTTTGATTGTGTTACAATCCTTAAAGGGTTGGGGTACAAAGCAACAATGTTACCACAGATACAGCAAACAAACAATGAAACAATCATTTATGTGTTTGAAATGCGTAGAATAATCGGTGCATTGGACGTAATTAAAGGATAAAAGGGAACAATCCCATTATCATAAACACTTAATAATTATTAGGAGGAAAAAGAAATGGCAGGTAAAGCACTTTCAACCATTGGTGTTAAGTTTGGTTGGCAGTTAGCAACAGCAACATCTAGTGGCTACACATACGAAAACGCTTGGGAACAGATTGAGGAATGTGTATCTATTGGCGGCGTTGAAACTACTAAAGATAAACTTGATGCTACACCATTAGAGTCAAAGGTTAAGAAGTATGTAGGCGGTCACGCAGATACCGGTGGTGAACTTGTTACAACATTTAATGCTAGTGACACATTTGAAGCACAGTGGGTTAAAATGATGACAGCATACGATGCCAGAACAACAGGTAAGGTACTTGCATTTTGTGCTTATCATCCAGATAGAGCAAAGATGCACATTTACATTGTTGAGCCTGGTGTTCTTCCAAGACCAGAATATTCAGTAGGTTCAGTATTACAGTACAGCGTATCAAACGTACTTGTAGACTTACCAGAGGATATTACAAAGGTTGAGCCAACAGTAACAGCTTAATAAAAAACATCCCTAGGGAATGGGGTGGGGGAGAAATCCCCTGCCCTCCCAAGGGGATAATAATTTACTTTGGGAGGAAAAAATAATGAAGAAATTTACAGTTAATGGAAAAGAATATAATGCCAAGGAATTAACTTATGGCGATATAAGAAAAATGGAGTCATTTGGACTTAACCTTATGACAGACATTACATCAATCCAGGCAAAGGTATTTTCATACACAAGTGGTTATCTTGCTATTTGTGGTGGATTTAGCCTTGAAGTTGCTGATAACGAAATGAATGAGCATATCATCAATGGTGGCGATTTCACAGATATTTCAGAAGCATTTGTTGATAGTTTGAGTAATTCACGTTTTTTTCAAGCAATGCTCAATTCAGCGACAGAGAAAACACCGAAGAAAACAGCAACAATCAAGAAGTAATCTACGATTGCTTTACTGATTTAATATACAAAAACATCTTACCATACGCACTTGCAATAGGTGTTGATTATTCGTATTTTTGGGATATAAACCCTAAAATATTAGAATGTTTTGTTGAAGCACATAGGCTAAAGCGTAAAATGGAAGATGAAAAGCAATGGACTAACGGACAATATACATTTAGTGCTTTAATGACAGCATTAGATAAGGCATTTAATGGACATAAAGCGGTATGTGAATATCCAGATAAACCAATGTATTCAAGTGCGTTAAGTACAGAGCAAGAAAAACAAAGAAGTGAAGAAATTGAAAATCGCAAGGCATTGGAACAGTTTGAAGCAGAACAATTTGCATTGCGACAGAATTTCTTGCGATATAAAAAGCAAAAAGCAAAAGAACAGGGCAATATCCAATAGGGTGTTGCCCCTTTTTTGTTAAGGAGGACAATTAAATGGCAGAT